CAAAAACTAGCTGACAAATATCCGTTTATTACCTTGTGCGTTTACGCCAGCAATGAATATGTGGGGATCGTGCAAAACAGAGATGATGTTATCACAACCATCTATGACTTTGGAACTGTCAAAGATCTAGAACAAAAACGACGCTATCTTGATCTGGCCAACACCTGGTGGTGGGAAAGCAACAGAAGCATTCCTATCAACATATTTCTGCGTGGAGAATGGGATGAATTTCGCCTGTGCCTTCGAACATTTGTCAACAAAGATTTAGAAATCCTGCACGGTCCTGTGTGCAGCCTAAATGACATTGCTCGAAGAAAAGGCAAACGTAAATCGATTACTCTTGTGAGACGACTAGACTAACAGATTCATGTGCAGTGCCACCAGGGCAGCATATCCCACAGCATGTGCCTTTTTAAATGTGTATCCTCGACTGATATCGCCATCCCAGACCGAATCAAACACATTTGTCCAGGGCAGATTCTGTAAGTGCGCCTTGCCCGGGCGTATGATTGATATAAATGCAGCCATCCTGGGTATGCTGTCAGGTCTCATGGATTCCAGTAAATGTCCATAATTGCCCACGTGAACTAACTGGCGGGCCCATTCAGGATCTTGCCATAGTCTTGTCCATGGGGGCGTGGCTGCAAGCACAGCGTCATAGTGTTCAGGGCTCTGAATCAACTGATACACACTCATGTTTAGAAAGTCCAGTTTGAAGTAGCCACGAGATTCTGCTGACTCGTAGTCTATGGCAGCACAGTTATTCACAGGATCTTGCGGAATGTCTGTGACATACACTCCTGAATTGTGACGTCTAGGCCGCCCGTCTGTGATCTGCCGTGCAGGAGTATGCCGAATCAGTTTCAGTATATCATCTCGATCAGCAAAGTCAATGTCAATGTCTGCGCTCATACTGTACACAAGGCCACAACGGTTTTCAATTGCTGTTCAGCTAGACGCACAGCGTCCAGTGCATCTGCCACAGCCGGATGTTTTTGTGCCAGGTCCTGGGCTGCTTTCTCTTGTGCCATCTTTAGCCAGGCCCAGGACAGTGCTTCTTCAGCATTGGATGTGAGGCCCACACTGGATCCGCCGCCCATAGTAAGCCAGGCGTTGCCATCATACACCTGTGTTTGATTGTTGTGGTATCGTAACATGCCTGCACTGGCAGCACCAGGACTGATGTATGCTCCAACAGGGTTGGATGTTGTGACCCATGTACTTGCGGAGTAAACGCTGGTGATCATTATGTTACCATCCTGCTTGTTTCAAAATATTCTTGGCATAGGCCTGATCCTGGGGTCTATCCTGAAATCGCTTTTGCCATGCATCGCTGTCAATGTAGGGCCATATCATACTGACCTGTGTGGCATCTAGTTCGCTTAGAAACTTCTGCCCGGATTCTGAATTGTAAATTACCCAGGCACTTATTCTGCCTGCGGTCACAGCATAGCACAGCACATTGGCATTGCCGTATCGCATGCAATCATGTGCAGGGCTAGAGTTTTTTTCTGACCAGTCTATGCCAAACTCTATGGCTCGTGCAAGTGCATCATCCACAGCTTCCACTTTCAAGTGATCTACCAGGTACTCAGTGTACACCTTGTCGCTGCACCAGTGGTCAATCTTGCGATTGTGTTTCAACAACCAGGCCATAAATCTGTCTGGATTAATCACTCTGGTGTTCACACAGTAGTGCCCAAACTTCACAAACGCACGATAATAACTGCTTTCACAAAAGATATCGTGTGTTTTGTTTCTGGCTGATCCTGCCATGCTTTCATAAAAGCGAATGTAGGCTTGAAATCCCAGTCTTGGTCCCGGTTCGTCACGCTCGCGTCTACGACGTTTAGGCTCGCACATGTGCGCCTGTATCGATGTTTCTCTCACAAACTCTTTTTTGCAATATTCGCACACATGGGTCATGCTGATTACTTCTTGGTGTTACCTGAATCTCGATTGTATGCGTCTAGTTCTTTTTGTGTGACCAATTCAGCCATCACATCAATCTCGTCGTCCTTGTAGGTGGGATATATTTCCATCAAGGCCCGTCGTTTGGCACTGAGTCCTGCAACTTTTTTCTTGGGGGCAATCCAGGGATGCCGCATTGTGCCCATGCCTGGACTCATTGCTGTGGCACACAACCATTGCAGTTTGGGATGACGACCTATGTCAAAAAAGTGCTTGTTGAGATAGTGATTGCAGCTTTGCACATAGTATTCTTGCAATTCCTGAGCACCGTCCACTGCCGAGCCCCAACGCAACATCAAAAACGTGGAGAATTTCTTGCGCTCATCCGAGTCAAGTTCATCATAGAAGTTTCTGTTCTTGATGTCCAGTTGGCGCATCTCGTTCGAAATGTGTAGTCGATCACTCATGTGGTCTTGCTCAGTTGATAGATCATTATAGCACGTTCCAGAGCGTCTTGTAAAGTGGGATTGGTCCGGGCCGCTCGCCGAATCTCGCCCCACATTTTATCATCCATTATGTGATCATACAAGGGTCTGCCATCACTGGTCCTAGGATCATGATCATGGCCCACCACTGTGCGTTCAAGTTCGGCGGCACGTCTGGAGTACACAGTACCTTTCACACGCTCGTAGATCAAGGGCACACCAGGCACAAGATTACCCATACTGATACCCATACTGAACATGTGCCCAACGCAGGAATCGTTCCAGTCCTTCGCGGTCTTCTGGATAACTTTCCAGATACAGTCGGGCCAGTCGATTGATTGTTCGAAATACTTCAGGTTCTGTGTAAGCCATATCTACCAGGCCTTGTTGTAGTCAACTATTTCGCAGTTGCGGCTGACGTCTTTGACAAAGTACACACAGTCAGGTTGTTCAGCATCGTTGATGGGCACACACAGCATCTGTCCGTTCTTGAGTTTGGGTGCATACCAGGATACTTCTTGATAAACATCAATGATCTCAATGGGTGGAAAACTGGGCCTAAAGCTGCTGAGAGGATTGAACTGGAACACATTGAAGCCACGATCATTGATACTGGTCAAGGGCAGCATTTCTAGGTCACCAAGATCAGGTTCACCAATTAGAATTTGCCAGTCCACGGGCATTTTGATTCTGGCATCGCCTATCTGCAGTACCAGGGCAGGTGCGCTGAAGCTTTCTAAAAATATCAAAGGAATGTAGTGATAATCTGGATCTTGTGGATTGCTGTTGTCTAGGATGGCAAAACGCATGTCATCCACTTCGTCAGGCAAATGATCTAGATCATAAGGTTTGTTGTCAAGGGTTAAAATTCTCATGTGTTAATAATACAGTGTTTGTGTCACAAAGTCAACCATTATTTGATCTTCATCCACTCTAGTTTCTCCGCAGAGAATGGATAGTTGGCTTCCCTATAAAAGGCCTTGCGCTTGGTCAAGTGACGCTTGGCAAACTTACATGTGCTGGTGATATCCCAAATTTCCACATGATCCTTGTCTTCGGCTTTTCTAATACCTCGCCCAATTGATTGTATCACCCGCACAAAACTCTTGCCCGCCTCTACCAGCACAAGATTAAAGATGCGTGGTATGTTGATACCCACAGCAGCCACACCATAAGTGGCCACAATGATCTTGTCTGTGGCATCTGCCACCTGGTTGTATTCGTCTTGGCGGGTTTTTGACTTGGTAGCACCTGACACAAATACTGCTTTGTCTCCCAGGCGTTCGACCAGTTGTCGTCCACATTCGGTCCTGTCTACCAGTACCAGAGTGTTGCCTGTTTCATTTATCTTGCGGATCAGTTCAGCCATGGTATCCAGTCTTCCAGACTCTTCCAGCAGATACTTGAGCTCGCTTTGATAATCAGCATATTCCACATGGTCCACCAGTTGCACAATGTTCACATGGCACTGTGCCAGTACACCTGCATCTTGTAGTGTGCTGGCACTGAGTCGACTGACCACTGGTCCTAGACTGACCAGCAGGGCCTGGCTTTCAAACAGTTCTTTTGGCACTGTCCCGGTTAGCCCCCATCTCAACGGAATCTGACTCATGGCGCCTGTTAGCAGAGTCTTGAGTGCATCAGCCTTGGCCATGTGGACCTCATCCACAATCACACACACCACATCTTGTATAAATTCATGAATGGTTATTTCTGCTTCTCCCTTGGCAGTCAACTTCATCATGTTGTTGAGACTCTGCCAAGTGCAAATAGTATGCTGACGATTGTATTCTTTACGATCGCCAAAATACACACCCACATCCAGTTCCATGTTGATGTAGTCTGCCTCGGTCTGCGTTACTAGACTCTTGTTGGGCACAATCACAATTGAACGACCATAGGCACTGACTGCATCACTCAAGGCTGCTGTGATAATGGTCTTGCCTGCGCCTGTGGCCACTTCTTGTATGCACTGCGGATTGGTCAGGAACTTGTTGATGATCTCCACCTGATAGTCACGCAGCACCATGGGCTCGCCTGCTGCTGGATGGGTTTTAGGCCATAGCACATGACTGTAATGATTTTCAGACACTGCTGCAAAGTCAAACACCGTAGTGTACTCACGTTGATCATCCAGCACCGGGCTGTAGTCAAACTTGTCAAGTATGGGCATGATCTCTGGCAAGAGATTCACATAGGTGCTACCACCCAACTGGAAGTAGGCAATCTTGCCGTCCCATCTTCCCAGTCTCACTGCGGGCAGGTAACGTGCTGCTGGATTTTCGTACTTGAAAGCCGTGACCAGAGCCTTGCGGCAATCCAGATCAAGTCCTTCTATCTTGATGTTGACTTCATCTCGAATTATTATGGTGCATTGTTTCATTATAGCAGTATATACTTATTGCAACAAAAAGTCAAAATAGTTGGACCAATAGAATGCATGTTTTAAGAATATTTACAAACAGAGCATTATATTATAAACGTACCGTTTTGCAAGGCCATCCAATTGCGATAGACGTTTTTGTTGGCTGATTTTAGTATAGTATTGTCCAAGGCAGTTCCTGCACGTATAGATTCCAGTGACACAATACGGTCTGTGTGTTGCTTAATAAGATTAGAAAAATCAATCATCATTTGTGCATACCCTTCCACAGTATCAGCACCGCAAGCAGTAACCATTTCTTCCCATACGTGAGCACGATGTAATTGCTTGAATCGTTTTGCGGCCCATAATGCCACTGCTTTATCTTGTACAGTAATACCTATAAAATCATGTTTTTTACGAACATGATAATCTAAATCATGACTGGGAATTGATTGGTATTTTTTTTCTATTTTGATCAAGTACTGATCTTTATCCAGGTCAGACTGAAACAAATGCGGTTTTTTTAAACGTGATCTCTCCAAGTCGTCAATCATCATCGACGTGTGATTAAACCGTGTGCCAGAAGGATCAAGTATAGCCGAGATCATGTCACCGCATGTGCCGCCAGTGTAGCAAACAATATTCATTTTACTATGTCCCAGGACTGTCCTTTATACACAAACCAAAACTTTAAATTACCATTGGTAGTATCAGGATTTTCAAGTTGATCATAGTATCCGTTTTGATCAGGTAACTTGCGTTTAAAGTCAATACTGTTCCACACTAATTCAAGTCCAATATCTTTTAAAGAATGTGCCCAATCTAAAAAATATTGTTCTATGTCTATGGTCAATCTGTTTACCCCAACTATTTGTGTGTCACGGAAACTGTAAAAAAATCTGCAACCATCGTTCATTGCTTGTGTATAGCATTTGCAGTACTCAGTTATGTTTTCAAGTTCGGTCCAAATATCACTTCGATTATTTACTATGGCAAAATTATCTACCTTCCAGGGCAGTATCTTGCTCAGTTGTGCCCGATCTTGGCAAATGTATATGTTACCAGGATAAAATGTTTTTACCACTGGGTGCATTTCAACTACTTCAATCTCGGACCAGATATCTTTGAGATAGTATCCGGCACTAGCAAAAAATATCGTGCGACCTGACTGACAGTTCTTCAAGATTGAATAGTCGTATTCATCTACTAGAGCCCGGCTAGGGTTTTTTCTATTCCACAGCCAGTATTGGTGCTTGAGCCGACCAAGACGATATCTAATGTATTGTGTTTTCCAGTCAGTCTTGATGCTACTATGATTAAACCATTCAACAATTTTTGGCATTAACATCCTCAATAAAAAAATGACGATCTGGCACTGCCCATGTGAAGTTTTGGCCGTAGTCTCTGTGGTTGAGACTTAGATCTATTACATTAAAATTAGACAGGTTTTTTCTTAACCACTGAGCAATAGCAACAGGAAAGTCTGCGCTCAAACTTGGGTCGTGATAACTGTTGTCAATGTTGATGTAATGTCTATTTAGACACAAATACAATCGCGGACACTTGCTCAGTTGTTCCTGTATCTTTTTAATCATAAAAGGACACGGGTACCTGCTAAATTTTTGATCAGTTATTACAACTATATCAGCGTTAACACTGTGTGCAACAGATTCAACTTGATCAAAATCCCGGAACAGGTCTGTATCAATTTTAAATCGCACTCTCTTAAATCCATTGAGCACAATAAAATCTTCGATTTGTTTTTCTCGTCGAAGTTTAACATCTTCAATAAAAAACTGTCGTTGAAGTCGATTGAAGATTCGAGCCCAGTGGTATAATGATTGAGTAGGTTTGATTATTATTTCTTTTTGAGCATTGTTGAGATTCATACACTATTTAAACACATTATTGCAAAGAAGTCAAAAAAACAGTCGCCTTTTTAGGGGCGACTGTGAAATCTGGGCAGGAGCCAACCTAGGCCCAGAAAACTCTCATCATTGTGCTGGCTTCATGCATGTGGTCTCTGCCATCAGGCGCCATTTTCCTGGAAA